TTGCTTGGAACCAAGAAGCAAATGGAATTACATTTGCCGCTGCTGGATCTTCAACAAATACTCTAGCAGGTGGTTTAGATTACAATGGTGCGGCAGGGATCACTACCACAGGACTGACTGCATCTTTAGCAGAACTTTCTGATGGATATGATTTATTTGAGAATACTGAAAATTTCAAGGTCGATTTCCTCCTGATGGGATCTGCTGCTTACAATATCAATGATGCACAAGCACTCGCAAATAAACTAATTTCTGTTGCCGAACTGAGAAAAGATGCAGTCGCATTTATTTCTCCATACAGAGGAGCAGCACTTTCAGACACTTCATCCCAAACCTCAGTAACAGTAAGATCTGCCGCTGATATTACTGAGAATCTAATTGAGTTTTATGCTCCCGTTACATCATCAACTTATGCAGTATTTGATAGTAGTTATAAGTACATGTATGATAGGTTCTCAAATACATTCAGATATGTTCCATTGAATGGAGATATTGCAGGTCTTTGTGCTCGCAATGATATCAACAACTTTGCTTGGTATTCTCCTGCAGGTACATCAAGAGGTGCTATCCTCAATGCGGTCAAACTTGCATATAACCCATCTAAGACACAAAGAGATCGTCTCTATTCAAATAGAATCAATCCAATAATCTTCTCACCTGGAGCAGGAATTATTCTATTTGGTGATAAGACTGGATATGGTAAGGCGTCAGCATTTGATAGAATCAACGTTCGTCGTCTGTTTATCTATCTTGAGAATGCAATTTCTCAGGCAGCGAAAGACGCTCTCTTTGAATTCAATGATGAGATTACAAGAACTAACTTTGTAAACACCATTGAACCATTCTTACGCGATGTCCAAGCTAAGAGAGGAATCTTTGACTATGTTGTTATTTGTGATGAAACAAACAACACTGCTGCTGTAATCGACAACAATGAATTTGTTGCCGACATTTACATCAAACCTGCAAGATCAATTAACTTCATTGGTCTCAACTTTATTGCCACCAAGACTGGTGTTGACTTTGAAGAAGTAATCGGAAACTTTTAATTTAGAGGTTTAAACTACCATGGCAACTAGACAACAATTAAATCCACCTCCACTAAGAAAGATTACTGACTTTAAAAGTAAGTTAACAGGTGGTGGTGCTAGAAGTAATCTCTTTGAGGTTGTTCTTTCATTCCCAGATATTGCACAAGCAGACACTAATGTTCTTGATAAGGCAAGATTTTTAGTCAAGGGTGCAAATTTACCAGCATCTAACGTTGCACCAATTGATGTTCCCTTTAGAGGAAGAACATTAAAAGTTGCTGGCGATAGAACATTCGAAAGTTGGACAGTAACCGTCATTAATGACACAGATTTTGCTATTCGTTCAGCATTTGAAAACTGGATGAACAAAATCAACAGAGTTTCTGATAACACTGGTGAAACTGATCCAACTGCATATACTGCAGATGCATTTGTTTACCAACTTGATCGTGATGGATCAACTCTTAGGGCATATCATTTTTATGATATTTTCCCAACTTCTATTGGAGCGATTACTCTAGATTATAATACCCCAAACATTCAGGAATTTCCTGTAGAGTTCCAAATTCTCTGGTGGGAAGCAATGAAAGGTAATTCTCCAGCAGCTGGTGGAGAGGATATCAACTAAATATAACATATAATCAGTTTAAATTTATAAAATGGCGAAACTTTTTGGTTTTTCGATTGAGGATAACGAACAAAAATCCAAATCTATAGTTGCCCCCGTTCCTCCAAATAATGAGGACGGGGTTGATCATTTTATTCAATCTGGATTTTATGGACAATATGTAGATATTGAAGGTGTTTATAGAACAGAGTACGATTTAATTCGTCGTTATCGTGAAATGGCACTTCACCCCGAATGTGATGGTGCCATTGAAAGTGTTGTAAATGAAGCAATTGTCAGTGATCTTTACGATTCTCCCGTAGAAATTGAATTGACAAACTTAAACGCAAGTGATCGCTTAAAAGAAGTTATAAGAGCAGAATTTAAATATATTAAGGAAATCATGGACTTTGATAAAAAGTCCCATGAAATTTTTAGAAATTGGTATATTGATGGACGTTTATTTTATTTAAAAGTTATTGATCAAAAAAATCCTGAGGCAGGAATTCAGGATTTGAGATATATTGACCCAATGAAAATAAAGCATGTCCGTCAAGAAAAAAAGACTGGCAATGATGCAAATGATGCAAGAAATTTAAATTTATTATCAAGATCTTTTGGACAAGATCAAGAATATAACTTTCCAGAAATTGAAGAATATTTCGTCTATACCCCTACTCCAAATTTCCCATCTGGAACACTTAGTGGTGGATCTAAAAAATCAGTTAAAATTGCAAAAGATTCAATTACATATTGTACTTCAGGTTTAGTTGATAGGAATAAAGGTACTATTCTCTCATATCTCCATAAAGCAATTAAAGCACTCAATCAGTTAAGAATGATTGAGGATTCTCTTGTCATCTATAGATTATCTAGAGCACCAGAGCGTCGTATTTTTTATATTGATGTTGGTAATCTCCCTAAAGTAAAAGCGGAGCAATATCTCAAAGAAGTTATGAGTCGTTATCGTAACAAACTTGTTTATGATGCCAATACTGGCGAAGTTCGTGATGATCGTAAGTTTATGAGTATGCTTGAGGATTTTTGGTTACCAAGGAGAGAGGGTGGTAGAGGAACTGAAATTACTACTCTTCCTGGGGGTCAAAATCTTGGCGAATTATCCGATATTGAATATTTCCAAAAGAAACTTTATAGAGCACTAGGAGTTCCAGAAACAAGAATTGCTGGAGGCGGAGATGGTTTTAATCTTGGGAGATCATCCGAAATTTTAAGAGACGAATTAATGTTCTCAAAATTTGTTGGTCGTTTAAGAAAAAGATTTGCAAATTTATTTAATGATATTCTTCGCACTCAATTATTACTAAAAAATATAGTTTCCCCAGAAGATTGGGAGCAAATGAGTGATCACATTCAGTATGACTTTTTATATGATAATCATTTTTCAGAATTAAAAGAAGCAGAACTTTTGACAAATAGATTAACTCTCGCAACTACCATTGAACCTTATATTGGTAAATACTATTCTACTGAGTATGTTCGCAAAAAAATTCTTCGTCAAACAGATTCTGAAATTATTGAAATTGATCTTCAAATTGAAGATGAAATTGCTAAGGGTATTTTACCAGATCCCAATGCTCCAGTAGATGAAATGGGAAATCCAATACCTGGTGGTGGGGAGATTGCTGGACAAGACATTCAACAAGGCGCAGGTGGCGAAATTCCAATGGAACCATCTATGGATGCTACGGCAGTAGAAATACCAGAACCTAAAGGTGGAAAAATATAAATAACCATATAATAATAAAACAATTTTTATGGAAGAACTTATCGACTTGATTGCAACTGATGGATCCCCATCAAATGTTTCTGATGTGATTAAACAATTACTTTATACTAGATCTGCAGAAAAAATTGATTCTATTAGACCAGAAGTTGCATCAATAATGTTTGGTGATGCTGATCAAACAGGAGATAATGAATAATGGCAACAAAAATAGTTCAAAATGTAAATAGAATTTCTCCAACTGTTTCTGTAGCAGCAACAAGTAATCCAATCTCCCTGAAAAGTGGTTATATCAGAGTTGCTACAGGATTTACTGCAGTTTACGTTGAAACTGGAGGAGATCCATTAGTTACCACCAATTCTTTTTATCTCCCACCTTATGGTACTGAAGTTTTAAAAGAAAGAATTGCTAGGCAAAAAGTTTCTGGTATTACGACAGGATCTTCCACAATTGTAACTTTACCAGATAACGCAGGTAATCCATTTGTAGTTGGTGATTTTGCAACAATAGAGGGTGCTCAACCTTCTGGAATCAATACTGTTCATCAACTAGTTACACAGGCAACAGAAACAACAATTACTTTGTCTGCAAATACATCTTCAATTGTGGGTGTAATTACAACTACAAACGCGACAATTGCAAGAAGTGTCAAGGTTGCTGCTCTTGCGGATAGTGGAACAACAAATTTAAGTATCACAGAAGTAGTCCAATTAGTTTCCGAATAAAATGAAACTCATCACAGAAGAAGTATCACAGGTTAAGTTTATCACCGAAGGTAAAGGTGCTAATAGGAAAATGTTTATTGAGGGTATTTTCCTTCAAGGAGACATTTGTAACCGTAATGGAAGAATGTATCCAATGCAAACTCTTGCAAAGGAAGTGAGCAGATATAATGAAGCATTTGTTTCTAAGGGTCGTGCTCTTGGGGAACTTGGTCACCCAGATGGTCCTACCGTCAATCTAGATCGTGTTTCTCACAAAATTGTTTCTCTTGAACAAAAGGGAAGTAATTTTATCGGTAAGGCACAACTTCTTGAAACTCCAATGGGTAAGATTGCAAAATCTCTCATTGGTGAGGGCGTTTGCCTTGGTGTTTCTTCTCGTGGTGTTGGTTCATTAAAAATGACCAATGAAGGTCATAAAATTGTGGGTGAAGATTTTATGCTAGCAACTGCTGCTGATATTGTTGCCGATCCTTCTGCTCCTGATGCTTTTGTTCAAGGTATTATGGAAGGTAAAGAGTGGGTTTGGGAGGGGGGAATCCTTCGTGAACAACTTGCAAATAATACACAAAGAAGAATCAACACTTTAGTTGATCAAAAAAGATTAGATGAACATAAAGTTCAACTGTTCCAAGATTTCTTAGCAAATCTTTAATTTATAAATAAATATAGATTATAACACAATCAATCAAATGTCCGTTGGTAGAAATTTACAAGAAATGGAAAACGTAGTAACCAAAGGAGCTGCACCTGCCGAACCAATGAGCACCATTGCACAGAATGCTTCTGGAGTCATGATTCCTGGGCAAACTGGTGCTTGGGAGGATTTGGGTGGTCCTACTCCACAAAATTATCGTCCAGACGATGATTCAGCAACTTTAAAAACGCCTGGAGCAACTCTTGCTCAGGTAAGAAATATTGTTAATGCTAAAGCAGCTGCTGCAGAACCTATGCCAACAATGGCAAAGGAAGAAGTTGATGAGGAAGAAGATCTTGTCGATGAAGAAGAATTCGACGAAGACGAAGAAGTAGTTGCTGAAGCTTCTACTAAGAAGAAAAATGGAAAGGGCAACGAAGACGAAGATAAAGATGAAGACGAAGATGAAGACGAAGAAGATGAAATGAAGGAAGAGTTTGACATCGAAGAAGATGTCAATGCTCTCTTAGAAGGTGAAGAACTTTCTGAAGAGTTCCAAGAAAAAGCACGCACTATTTTTGAAGCTGCGATCCGTTCCAAAGTTTCAGAAATTAAAGAAGAACTTCAAGAAACTTATGAAAATGCACTTATTGAAGAAGTTCAGTTTATTAAAGAAGAACTAACTGAGCGTGTAGATACATATCTTGAGTATGTTGCCGATGAGTGGATTCAGGAGAATGCACTCGCAATCGAGCATGGACTCAAGACTGAAATGACCGAATCATTCCTTTCTGGAATGAAGAGTCTTTTTGAAGATCATTATGTTTCAATCCCTGAAGATAGATATGATGTAATCGAGAGTATGGTAGATAAACTTGATGAAATGGAAGAAAAACTCAACGAGCAAATCGAAAGAAACATTGCTCTTAATAGAAGATTAGCAGAGTCAGTTGCTGATGTAATTTTTGCAGATGTCGCTGAGGGTCTTGCACTTTCTCAGAAGGACAAACTCGCTTCTCTTGCAGAAAATGTTGAGTTTGATGGTGAAGCAAACTATCGTGAGAAACTGGTAACTCTGAGGGAATCTTATTTCCCAACAAATACTAGTACTCAAAGAGATGTAACTGAGAATTTATCAGAAGAAGTTTCCTATGAAGGATCTGAACACTCTTCAGTTTCCACAATTATGGAAGCATATCTTCAGACTCTCAGTAGAGTCGCTAACAAGTGATTTTTAAATTATAAATCAAACAAAACTTTTTAAAGAGGTAAAAACAAATGCAGATGTACAACACCGAATATCTGCAGGAGAAGTGGGCTCCAATCCTTGATTACCAAGGAATGGATCAAATCAAAGATTCACATCGTAGATCTGTAACCGCAATCCTGCTAGAAAACCAAGAGAGAGAACTCCGTGAAGAGCGTTCTTTCCTTAGCGAAGCTTCCCCAACCAACTCTGCCGGTACTGGTGGTTTTAGTGGTAGCGCCGCTGGCAGCACAGGTTCTCCTGTTGCTGGTTTCGACCCCGTTCTGATCTCACTGATCAGACGTTCAATGCCTAACCTGGTCGCATACGATCTTTGTGGCGTTCAGCCAATGAATGGTCCTACTGGACTCATTTTCGCAATGCGTTCACGTTATCAGAATCAGAGTGGTCCTGAGACTTTCTACAACGAAG